ATGAAAGGCTGTAGATGGCGTCCTTCAGATAGAAGTAAGGGCAGTCGTGTATCTGGTAAAAACGAAATACATAGACGCTTACAGATAGATGAGTTTACTGAAAACCCACGTTTAGTATTTTTTAGTAGTTGTACTAATATTATTGCTCAGTTACCAGCTTTACCTATTGATAAAAAGAATCCTGAAGATATTGATACAGGATCAGAAGACCATTTGTATGACGCATTAAGATATGGCGTTATGACGAGACCGCGTTTTAGTATCTTTGATTATGATTCTAAAACGCCGCGTAATAGACCAACGCCTGCTGACGCAGTTTTTGGTTACTAAAAGGAAATATAATGGCTATTGATGATGAAGATACTGTGATTGAAACGGCGTCTGTGTACGTTGAAGATATTGATAGTGCAGATGATATTTCACAAGAGCATTATGGCTCTATTGTGAGCCATGTTAATTCTTTGTTTAATAAGGCTAAGACATATAGATTTACGGAAGAACAGCGTTGGCTAAAAGCATATCGTAATTATAGAGGTCTATATGGGCCAGATGTGCAGTTTACTGAGTCAGAAAAGTCACGAGTTTTTATTAAGATCACAAAGACTAAGACATTAGCTGCGTATGGTCAAATTGTAGATGTATTATTTGGCAATCAAAATTTTCCTATTGTTATTGACCCCACGATGCTTCCAGAAGGCGTAAGTGAAGCAGTACACTTTGATCCTGCCTTGCCAGAAGAGATGCGCGCAGGAGAGGCTCCTAGCAGCCCTTACGGCTATGCTGGTGATGGTAAAGATTTACCAGCAGGTGCCACTGAAAGAACTCTCATGTTGGCTGGTTTAGAAAAAAAGTTAGGGGATATCGACGGTCTTAAAGAAGGTTTTGGTACAACGGCTTCTTCTGTTACATTTTATCCTGCATTAGTAGCAGCTAAAAAAATGCAAAAGAAAATTTTAGACCAGCTAGAAGAGTGTCATGCATCTAAACACCTCCGCAGTACGGCATTTGAAATGGCTTTATTTGGTACGGGTGCATTAAAAGGACCATTTGCTGTAAATAAGGAATATCCAGATTGGGATGAGGGGGGTAATTACTCACCTCTTATAAAGACTGTACCTCAAATTAGCCATGTTAGCGTCTGGAATTTTTATCCTGATCCTGATGCTACTAATATGGAAGAGGCAGAATATGTTATTGAAAGACATAAACTCAGCAGAAGTCAATTACGTGCTTTAAAAAAGCGTCCGTTTTTTAGGCACAATGTTATTGATGCCAGTATCAAGATGGGCGAATCTTATGTAAAGCAGTGGTGGGAAGACGATCTAGCGGACTATGAACAACAGCATAATATTGAACGCTTTGAAGTGTTAGAGTATTGGGGTGTTGTTGATACTGAGATGTTAGAAAACGAAGACATTGATATTCCTGATGATTTAAAAGATGTAGATCAGGTACAAGTAAATGCGTGGATTGTAAATAATAATATTATTCGTTTAGTATTGAACCCATTTAAACCTGTTCGTATTCCATATATGGCTGCACCCTATGAGTTAAATCCCTATAGCTTTTTTGGTGTAGGTATTGCTGAAAATATGGATGATACTCAAACACTTATGAATGGCTTTATGAGAATGGCAGTTGATAATGCTGTTCTTTCAGGCAATCTTTTAATCGAAGTAGATGAAACAAACTTAGTTCCGGGACAAGACTTATCTGTATATCCCGGTAAAGTGTTTCGTAGACAAGGTGGCGCACCGGGGCAGTCTATTTTTGGTACATCGTTTCCAAATGTAGCTGGAGAAAATATACAATTATTTGATAAGGCTAGACAACTTGCAGATGAAAGCACAGGATTTCCTTCCTTTGCTCATGGCCAAACAGGTGTAACAGGTGTAGGAAGAACTGCTAGTGGTATTAGTATGCTTTTGGGTGCTGCAGCAGGCGGTATTAAAAATGTTATTAAGAATGTTGATGACTATCTTCTCAAACCCTTGGGCGATGGCATGTTTCATTTTAATATGCAGTTTGATTACGATGATGAAATTAAAGGCGATTTAGAAGTTAAGGCTAGAGGAACAGAAAGCCTAATGGCAAATGAAGTTCGTAGCCAAAGACTTATGCAATTTCTTAGTGTTACAAGTAATCCTTCTCTTGCAGCATTTCCTAAGTTTAGCTATATTATTTCTGAGATTGCTCGTACTATGGACCTCGATCCAGACAAAGTTGTTAATACTGCTGAAGAAGCTGCTATTCAAGCAGAGCTACTTAAAAAGTTTCAGTCTACACAACCTCAACAAGAACAACCTCCAGCTGGTGCCAACCCAGCAGACACTAGTGGTGCAGGCGGCGGCACTATAGGAACAGGCACTGCACCCGGACCACAAGAACAAGGATTTACAGGTAATGTACAGCAACCAGCAGAAGCAGGTGGAGCAGCTCCTCAAGGGGCTGGTGGGCAACCACCAGTGGCGCAACCTCGTTGATTACTTAAATGGACTGCAAGAACAGCAGTATAGAGTGTTAGAACAGAGTGATAAAGTACAAGACATACATAGAGCACAAGGATTTATAGATGCTCTTAAAAAAATAAAAAATTTAGAATTTCAAGTACAACAGAGATAGGATTAGCTATGTACGATCAAATGGTTAAACTTATGCAAAAAGGTGGAACAACAGAAAAAAATTCTGGAAATACTGTTCCTCTTGGTAGCACAAAAGAGGAAGTAAAAGATGATATTCCTGCACAATTAAGTGTAGGAGAAATGGTTATTCCTGCGGATGTTGTTCGTTACTTTGGTGTAGAGTTTTTTATGGGCCTACGCGATAAAGCAAAAATGGGCTACAAAGTAATGGATGAAATGGGACAGCTTGGAAATAGTGAAGAATCAAACTTACCTGAAGATACATTATTTAATCAAGGTATGCCTATTGTTGTTAAAGATGTTGAAATTGAAAGCGAAGAGGAAGAAGAGGGAGGAGAAGAAGAGGGAGAAACGACGCAAGAAGAAGAACCTGTAAAAGCTGCTGTAGGTGCTTATGTAGATCCTCGTTATGGAAGAGAGCCTAAAGTACCAGAGACTACAGGTCTTGCACAGTTTAGCTCTACTACTTCTCCTTTTGGAACACGTCCAAAATATTACATGGACCCAAACAGTCAGATTCATGTTATATATGACGTTGCAGGTTTTAATAAACAAGAAGATCAGGTTCAAGAAGATTGGATTCCTATTAATTCACCAGCAGAAATTAGAAACTATGCAGAATTAAAAAGACTTATTCCAGAAGCACCTACTACAGATCCTACTACCACTAAAGAAGATACTTCTTTTCAAGACTATCTTGATATGGAAGATGGCAGTGGTGGAGAGGGTTATGACATGTCAGATGTTCAGGGAGTGCCGGGTTCTTTAGGTGCATTTGGAGATGTTTTAGGCGGTATAGGTCAGGGAATTACCGACGCTATTAGCGGCATCGCAGAGGCTTTTGGGGGCGGATCGGATACTACATCTGGTCCTGCGGGCGGAACAGCAGCTGAATCGGGTGGACCGGGGGGAGCCGGTGCCACAGCAGGAACCGGAGTAGGAATGGGAGTAGACGCCACAGAGGCAGATGAGGGTAGTGGCGGAGATGGAGGTGACAAAGTCATTTGTACTGCCATGGTGGAACAATATGGCTTTGGTTCATTCAGACAGAAACTTTGGCTGCATCGTGGTTTAAATATGAACCCAGCTTATCAGAAAGGTTATCATGCTATCTTTTTGCCTATTATAGGCTATGTATATAATAAAGAAAGATATAACAAAAAACACGTTAAGTTTTTAAGGCGATGGTTGGAAAATGGCGCTAGAAGAAGGACCATTGATATATGGAATGAGAAAACAGGTAAGCGTAATTTATTATACAGACTAGAACGTAATTTTTGGGAGTCTGTTTGCTTTATTGTAGGAAAGTTAAAATAATGGAATTAGACTTAGCTAAAGCTAGAGAAAGATATATGGCTTTATCAGAAGAAGATAAAGACGATATTCGTGATTTTATGACAAGCGAAGCTCGTGGAGCAATCGCAAAAGTTTTTGGTGCAGACTTTGATAAGGCACTAGGCTCCTTTAAACAAAGGCAAACACCAAAAAAACGTGGACTAGCAGCACGTTAAATCTGCTAGATTTGCTGGCTACTCATCCCCCTGTTATACAGGCTACGGTGGCCCCAGAATGAAAGCATTATTATGCCCGAATTAGATGACGTTAAGCCCGTTGAAAAGAAAGGCTTTATTTCACAACCTTATTCAAATGCAGAACGTATTAAACGAGACGAAGAAGAACTAGAAGAATTATTAGAAGCACAAAGAAACCAACAGTCTGTTGATGATGACGAAGGTGATGACGAAGCACCCGCAAACGCAGAAGAAAAAACTTTTAAGAAAAGATATGGCGATCTTCGTAGGCACTCACAGAAGATGCAAGAAGACTATCAGAAACAGATTTCTGAGCTAAAGAGTCAAATCAAGGAAACAGCTAAACAAGAATTTAAGTTACCTAAGTCTGAAAAAGAATTAGAACAATGGATGAAAACGTATCCAGATGTTGCAGCTATCGTAGAAACAATTGCAATTAAAAAGGCAAAAGAACAAGCAGCTGATTTAGAAGAACGTATGTCTGCTATTGACTCAATGAGGGTAGACGCAGAGCGACAAAAAGCGGAAGCACTGCTTCTACAATTACACCCTGACTTTGACACTATTAGAAGTTCAGACGATTTCCATGAGTGGGCTGAAGAACAACCTAAGTGGATTCAACAAGCTTTATATGAAAACGACAACGATGCTAAAGCAGCAGCTAGAGCTATTGATTTATATAAAGCAGATAGAAATATTAAATCACAGCAGAAAAGCAAAGGCAATGCTGCTGAAGCAGTAGGCTCTAGGGGAAGAGGCAGACCTCAAACTAATATCTCTAATGGTAAAATAAGAGAGTCTGATGTTCAAAAGATGTCTACTAAAGAGTACGAAAAAAACGTAGAAACTATTATGGACGCTATTCGTACTGGAAACTTTATATATGATATTTCTGGTTCAGCGCGTTAAAAGTGCTTGACTTTTAAAAAATATCACATATAACTTAAATCAATTTAAGTAGCCACCGCTAGGTCAACCTACTTATTTGATACTAAACCAAACTTAGCAACTACAATTATACTTTAGACTTACCTAATTTATATGGCCCAATAAATGTTTGGTTGGCCGATTAAACATTAAATTGCACCCATTAGTAATTAGCCTCTAGCGGTTATTGTAAGATTGCATCTGAATGCTGTTATAAGGAGAAGCACAATGGCTTTTACATCAGCAGCAGGGTATGGCAATCTACCTAACGGTAATTTCTCCCCTGTAATTTACTCCAAACAGGTGCAGCTTGCCTTCCGCAAAGCATCTGTCTGCGAAGATATCACCAACTCAGATTATTTTGGTGAAATCGCAAACATGGGCGATACCGTCCGCATTATTAAAGAGCCAGAGATTTCAGTGAAAGCTTATGCTCGCGGTACTGTTATCACCCCACAAGACCTTGATGACGAAGATTTCAGCCTAACGGTTGATAAAGCTAACTACTTTGCTTTCAAGGTTGATGACATTGAAGAAGCTCATTCTCATGTGAACTTCCAGTCACTAGCTGCAGATCGTGCCGCTTATCGTCTTGCAGATCAGTATGACCAAGACGTTCTAGGCTATCTATGCGGTTATAAGCAGTCAGCTATTCATGGTGTAGCTAACACTGCAAACACCACTGTCAACGGTACAAAGGCTGTTGCTACCGCTGGTTCTGATGAACTTCTAACCAGCATGAAGCTAGATGCTAGTGACTTTGGTGGTACTGCTAACTACTCAATCGGTATTAAGCCACGCGCTGGTAATGACAGTGCTGTAGTTGGTAGCGGTAATGCTTATGCCCTACAAGTTATTGCTCGTATGGCTCGTAAGCTAAACCAACAGAATGTAGACACCAACGGTCGTTGGCTTGTAATTGATCCTGTATTTAAGGAAATTCTACAAGACGAAGATTCACGTCTATTTAATTCTGACTTCGGTGGTTCTGGTCTACAGAACGGTCTAGTCCTAAACAACCTACACGGTTTTAAGGTCTATGTTTCAAACAACCTACCTTCAATTGGTACTGGTTCTGACACCGTTGGTGGCACCAATGCAAGCAACTATGGTATTGTTGTTGGTGGTCACTCTTCAGCTGTTGCTACTGCTGAGCAGATCAACAAGACTGAAACTTATCGTGACCCAGACAGCTTTGCTGACGTTGTTCGCGGTATGCATCTATATGGTCGCAAGATTCTTCGTCCCGAAGCTCTTGTAACTGCTCGCTTTAACTTGGTATAAGGGGGGATTAAGACATGGCTACTATTTCTACTCTTGATCCTGCCGTTCGTGGCTCCGGTGCGCGCGGTCGTCAACCTTATGTCGTGCAAGCAAGCATTGACTTTGCTGCTGCTGCCACTGCTAAGGGCTCAGCACTAGTTGCTACCGATGTCATTGAAGCAATCAATGTGCCAGCAGGTTCTGTCATTTTAAATGCAGGCGTTGAAGTTACCACTGCACCTAGCGGGGGTACTGGTACTGTTCTTGATGTTGGTGTAACTGGTGTAGATGCAGATGTTTTTGTCGATGGTTTTGCCTTTGACTCAGCGTCTGCTGGTGCCTACGCTCAAAACGCTGCTGCCTTTCAGCCAGTAGTTATCGGTTCTGCTGCAGATACTATTGACGTTCTAGTACAGGCTGCTACCACAGTTTCGACTGCTGGTGTCATTCGTGTATGGGCGGTTCTAGTAGATGCGAGCGATCTTGGTACACTAGGTGCTGATGAAGTAGCGCGTGACGCTTTAGCGTAACACTTTACTTGGGAGGAGTACTATTACACAGTACTTCTCCCTTTTTTATAGGGCAAATTAAATGGCTATTACTTCAGCATTATGTACGTCTTTTAAAACCGAATTGTTAAAAGGCATTCACAATTTTGATACTGATATCATTAAACTAGCTCTTATTAAAGAATCAGCTACAGGCACATATAATTCTACTACTACTAATTATTCTGATGTTACAGATAACTTAGATGAATCTTATGGTACAGGATATACTGCTGGAGGAGATCCTATAACAGTAACAACAGGCTCTACAGGTACAACAGCTTTAGTTGATTTTGCAGATAAAACCTTTTCTAATATAACTCTTTTAACAGATGGGGGTATTATTTACAATGCAAGTAAATCTAACAGAGCAATTGCTGTAGTTAATTTTAATGGTACTGTAGATATGGTTTTTGGCAACTTAGTTATTAACTTCCCATCGTCTGGGTCTTTAACATCTATGATACGTATTCAATAGGTTTAATTTATGGTAACACTAGCAAATAGAGTAAAAGTAGTTACTACTACTACAGGTAGTGGTACTATTACGCTTAGTAATCCTTTAGATGGCTTTCAAAGTTTTGCAGATGCTGGTGTATCTAATGGTGCTATTGTTCGATACACTATTGAAGAAGGTGACAACTGGGAAATAGGTTCTGGTACATATAATCTTTCCAGTAACACATTAACACGCATTCTTCTTGAAAGTTCAAGTGGTTCGCTTTTAAATCTAACAGGCTCTGCTACAGTCTTTATTACAGTTGCAGCAGAAGATATTCAATTAGTTCTTTCTGAAGGTTCCTTTGTTAATGGCGATAAAACTAAGTTAGATGGTATTGAAGCTGGGGCTACAGCAGACCAAACTGCCTCTGAAATATTAACAGCTCTTTTGACAGTAGACGGAACAAGTTCAGGTCTAGATGCTGATCTCTTAGATGGTAATGAAGCTACTGCTTTTTATTTAGCCTCAAATCCCAGTGGTTACACCACTAATACTGGTACTGTTACATCTGTAGCAGCTACAGTACCTACTGGTTTCTCTATCTCAGGTTCTCCCATTACGTCTAGTGGTACCCTAGCTGTTACATATGCTGCTGGGTATCAGGGTTATACAACAACCGAATCTGCTAAACTTTCTGGTATTGAAGCTGGGGCTACAGCAGACCAAACTGCTTCTGAAATATTAACAGCTCTTTTGACAGTAGACGGTTCAGGTTCAAGTCTTGATGCTGATCTCTTAGATGGTAATGAGGCGGCTGCTTTTTACCTAGCTTCAAACCCTAGTGGTTACACCACTAATACTGGTACTGTTACTTCTGTAGCAGCTACAGTACCTACTGGTTTTTCTATTTCAGGTTCTCCCGTTACGTCTAGTGGTACTTTAGCTGTTACATATGCTGCTGGGTATCAAGGCTATACATCAACTGAAGCTACTAAACTTTCTGGTATTGAAGCTGGGGCTACTGCAGATCAAACCGCTTCTGAAATATTAACAGCTCTTTTGACAGTAGACGGGACAAGTTCAGGTCTAGATGCTGATCTATTGGATGGTAATGAAGCTACTGCTTTTTATTTAGCCTCAAACCCCAGTGGTTACACCACTAATACTGGTACTGTTACATCTGTAGCAGCTTCGATGCCCACAGGTTTCACTATTTCCGGCACGCCAATTACGTCTAGTGGTACTTTAACTGTAGCATACGATACAGGATACCAAGGCTATACATCAACTGAAGCTACTAAACTTTCTGGTATTGAAGCTGGGGCTACAGCAGACCAGACTGCCTCTGAAATATTAACAGCTCTTTTAACAGTAGACGGCTCAGGTTCAAGTTTAGATGCTGATCTATTGGATGGTAATGAAGCTACTGCTTTTTATTTAGCCTCAAACCCTAGTGGTTACACCACTAATACTGGTACTGTTACATCTGTAGCAGCTACAGTACCCACTGGTCTCACTGTTACTGGTTCTCCTGTTACTTCCACGGGTACTTTAGCCGTAGCGTATGATA